AGCGGCTTACCGCCCTTCTGCTGGTTGTTAGGCACCTACGAGATGACGGACCGGATGGTCGCTCAGCAGTGTCTATATTCCATCGCACATCCCATCGAGCGAGATCACATGGAGGCGTTCGGTGAAATGGCGACCGATTCGTCAGCGGACGTGATCGTGATCAAAGGGAACCTCAAGCCGTGGCTTAGGAATCTCCTGCCGGCGATGAATGTCACGGCACAAACGCTGTTTCCGGGCGTGCAAGGCGTGGGCATGCACATGTCTGAGATCATGAGGTGGGGTCTGCCGTATCCCTCGCGGCACTGATCACCGCCGGATCGCAGTACCCATGATCTCCCGTGCCCGCCGCTCCACCTCCGCCGGGGGTGCATCCGGCAGTTCCTCCGCCGCCTGGTTGAGCACGTCGTCGGGGATGTCGCCGCCGTCGTCCGGCTCGGCCTGACTTCCTGCTCCGTTCCTCTGACTGGGCGCGGCAGTGCCGTCGGTGGTGGATTCGAGGTACCGAAGCGTTTCTTGGGCGAGGTTGTCATACTCCTTCTTCAAGCGGCCGAGCTCCGTGACCACGGTGGCGTCGCCCGCGCGGATCGCAAGCTTGTGTGAGTCTCTGAACTCCTCAAGCCGCTTTTCCGCCGCCTTCTCCTTCCGCGTCAGGATCTGGAATCGACGGTCGCTGGCGAGTGACACCTGCCTCTGCTCGCCCGTCACGCTCACCTGCGGCAGGTCCTCGTTCCGGCCCGTTGTCACCCACTGATCGACCGTGCCCTTGAGGATGGCGGGATTCCCACGCGGGAACTGGGCCTGCAGGGACGCGAGCAGCTCGTCGGCGTTCTGGGCCCGGATGGTCGCTGCGAACACCTTGTCATCGACGCCCGCGTGCTTGGCCTCGAGCTGTGCCCGCAGTTGGTCCGCGTACTTCGGGGCGACGTTCCGGGCCTTGATGAACTGCTCGAGCTCCTGGGTCTCCCGGTCCCGGTCGGTCGCGTCCGCCTGGGCCTTGGCCGCATCGCTTTGCAGCTTGGCCGCGCCCATCTGGGCGCGGAGCACGAGCTGCTTCTGCACTTCCGGGCTCGCGGCCGCGAACTGCCGACGGAACTGCTCATCCGGTGCCGGCGGTCCCTGCGAGTTGTCGCCCGCGAACACTCCCAGCCGGTCGGCCTCGCTGGTGAGCAGCGAGCTGTCCGCGCCCGCCTGCATCCGCCTCTGCTCTTCCTCGATTGCCCGAAGGTCGAGCCCCTGCTGGCCCTGTTCCTCCATCACGCGGCGATGCCCGAAGAGGTCGTTGGCCTCCGCCTGGTCCTGCCCGAAGCGCAGGGCGCGGAACAGGTTCGCCTGCTCGGCTTCCTGCCGCAGGCGGTCCTGCTCGATCTGGAACTGCCGGTCCTGCTGGGCGGATCGGTCGCGGGCCTCGCCGAGCGCCAGCCCCTGCGCCAGCGCCCGGTCCAGTCCGATGTCGATGATGGGGTAGCGGCTCATGAATCACGTCCCCGCGAAGTAGTTGTTGAGCATCCGCACCAGCGCCTCGCTCGCCTGGCTGTTCTGGTTCTGCCCGCTCGGCGTCCCCCCCGCCCCGCCCCCCCCGGCCTGCCCCTGCGCCGCCGAGTACAGCGCCAGCGCGTTCCCCAGCCCGCCCACGGCCGAGCCCGCGCCCGAGTAGCCCGGGTAATACTGCGTGGCGCTCTGCCCGAGGTACGGGTTCATCACGTTCCCCTGAAGCGTGCTCAGCGCCACGTTCAACGGCGCCTGCTGGAGCTGGATCGCGCGCCCGAGGTTGCTCTCCCACAGCCCCACCCGTCCGAGGTCCCGGCCGGACATGGCGCCCGCCACCTGGTTGTTCGCACCGATCTCCCGGTCCAGCCGCGAATCGCTCGAGCCCTGCAAGGCCCGCTGCAGCTCCCGCTGGTTGTCGCCGATGTTGGCCCGGAGCTGGTCGGTCGCGACGGTCGACGCCCCGAGCCCGCTGGCGTTGAGCCGGGCCTGGATGAGGTCGTTGGTGCTCCGCAGGCTCCGCTCGGCATCGGCGCGGATGGTGTTGTCACGGCCGGCCCCGAACATGCGGGCCAGCGCCCCGCCCTGGCGGTACTGGTCGACGATCTGCCCGGTCTGCTGGTCGTACCGGCCCATCTCCTGCCGCTGGGCGCTGTTGGTCTGGGCCCGCAGCCGGTTGAGCGCGCCGAGGATGCCCGTGCCCGCCCCGCGGGCCTGCCCGGAGATCAGCCGCTGGAAGTTGGCGTCGATGGTCGGATCGCGGGCGAAGCTCCCACCCCGCTGCCGGGCCGCGAAGTCCTGGTAGTTCTGGCCCTGGAAGTCGTACAGGCCCTGCCCGCCCAGCGCCAGCGACAGCCCGTAGCGGTTGGGCTCCACCTGGCTGGCCTGATAGTCGCGAGCCTGCCGCCCCGCCCGGTTGCCCGATTGGGCCCCGAGGATGCCGCCCAGCGCGCTCAGAGCCCCACCGCCGAAAATGCCCGCGAGACCGCCCATGGGAAGCCCCCTTATGGCCAGACGACACTCGCGCCGTAGGTCACGGCCCCCACGACCGACGTGTGCAGGCGCCGCGTGGCGCTGGCACCGTCGATGCGTACCACGATCGTACCGTCGGCCTCGGTCAAAAGCAGGAACGCCTTGCCCGCGATCAGCGTGGACAGGATCACGCCCGTCTGCGCCGTCACCGTCTGCGTCCCGTCCGGCGGCCCGTCCTCGGTCGCCGACACGTACGCCAGCACCACCGACCGGCCCAGCCGCGGCTTCCGCCGCCGGTCCACCACCTGCAGCGTGAAGTCGATGTGCGTGCCCACCTGGGGCGCCTGCGTCTGCGTGCAGGTGTCTCGTGGCCGATCGATCAACTCGCCGACCTGCAGGAAGCCCGAGCGCACCGAGCGGGGATCGCCGCCGTTCACGCTGGGCATCATCACCGGGTTGCGCTGGTCGGAGCTGACGGCCATGGTTCAGGCGACCTCCCACTCGATGACCGCCGTGACCTCGTTGAACACCGCGCCGCCCCCGTAGTAGTTCCGCCACACGCCCGTGAACTTGAGCCGGTTGCAGGTGATCACCAGCGGCTTGTAGCTCACGCACGTCCAGGTCGTGCCCTGGCCCGTGGCCGGCACCGCGTCGGGGATATCGCAGTTCTGGGCCCAGGGGTGCATCCCCTCGGCGTGCAGGGGCATGTCGAACGAGTACTCCGCCCCTCCCCCTCCCCCGAGCGCGAAGCCGTCCCACTCGCACCCGAGCGGACCCTGCACCTGCAGCTTCTGCGTGCTGTTGTCGCTGAGCAGGTTGTCCGCGCCGTCGTAGGTCCGCAGCCGCAGCCCGTACTCGACGTTGACGGTGTTCCGCGCGAAGCCGGTGATGAAGTCCAGCCAGCCCGGCGTGGGCGAGGCCGGCACGATGATGTCGAACCGCTCCTTCGACGACTGCGAGCCGTCCGGGTTGAAGACCTTGAACTCCGACCACCCCTGCACCACGCGGATCACGTCCGCATCGTCACAGCAGCACCCGCCGGTCGCGGTCGCGTTGTAGATCGACCACCCGCCGGTCTTGGATCGGGACCCGCCCCGCCACAGCGTCGTGCACCGTGGGTCCTCCGAGAGCAGCACCGGATCCTCGCACTCGCTCCCGTCGCCCGGTCCGGGCCCGCCGGGGAACGTCACCACGCCGTCGGTGCTGCTGTTCACCGTCACGCACGGCGGCTCCGCGGGCACCGGCAGGCGGTCGTGCCGCGTCAGCTCCATCGGCTCGTATTCGACCTTGGCCGCCTCGAGCCGCCACTTGCGGCCCGCGACCGCGTTGCCGATCTCGAGCACCAGGGCCGGGGCCCGCACCTCGGTCATCACGTCCTGCCGCACGGCCGAGACCTCGCGGGAGAGCAGCAGCCGCCGGTTGGGGCCGTCGTAGGCCTGCTCGGGGCTCTGCCCGCCGTAGATCTCCAGCTTCACAGGATCGCTGGTGGCCGCCAGCAGCAGGTGGGTCCGGCACAGCCCGACGTCGTTGTCGATCGCCTCGTCGATCAGCGGCGCCAGCGGCATCCGGCTCACCACCGGCACGTTGGCCGCGCCGTCGTCATCCACGAGCACCCGGTCGTTGAGCGTGAACAGGTAGCCGTTGCGGCCGCCCATGATCACGTTCCCCTTGAAGGCCCACGCCGCGGTCGGGCCCACCGAGTCCGGGAGCTGGGTCGGGAAGAACCCGCCGGCCCCGCGTGAGTACTGCCCGATCTTCTCCGCGTAGTACAGGCTGGTGCTGCCGGTGGCCAGCCCCGCCTGCGCTTGCGTCAGAAAGATCATGATGCCGTGCCGCTGCACCAGGCGGACCAGCGAGATCAGCAGCAGATCCGGGTCGGCCGGCTCGACGAGCTGGGCGAGCGTCAGCGACGACACCGGCACGAACACCCCGCCATCGGGCACGATGCCCAGCCCGCCCGTGGTGTGCGCGACGGTGAAGCCCGGGGAGTCGTCGTCGGGCGGATCCACCCGCACAAAGCTCAGCGGGCCCGTCACGCCCACATCCGCGATCTTGTTGAGTTCCACTGCGCCGAGGGCGGGGTCTCCGCTGAACCGCCAGATGCTCCGGTCGGTGCCGATCAGGAGGTCGAGCCGGTCGGTGCTCTTGAGGGCCTTGACCGTCCCGTCCAGCTTGCCGTTGGTGGCGACCGCCAGCGCGAACGCGCCACCGGGCGAACCGGATCCGGTCGCGCAGTCCAGCGGGTTGTTGACCGCGGTGAAGAGCAGGTCGTTGCCGTTCTCCATCACCACGCGTCCGAGATGGCCTTCCGCGGCCCGCGTGGTGCACCGGCCCGGCACGCCGCTCTGGCCCGGGAGCTGGCCGGCGGACGGCACGTACGCGGTGAGTGCGAACGTCAGCGGATCGAAGACCTTGGCCACCGCTCCGTCGAACAGGTAGAGCTTCTGATCCTGCTCGACGCCGATCACCCGGTCGAGGGCGCTGAACACCCCTTGGGCGACAGGCGAAAGGCTGGTGCCGTCCCGGCTGGCCACCAGGTCGCCGCCCGCCGACGCCCACAGCACGTCGGTGCGTTCCTCGATCACGGCCGTCAGGGCACACACCTGGAAGAGCGTGATGCTGCACCCGTTGGTCGAACTGGCGAAGCCGGCCCAGCCGAGGCTGGCCAGGCTCGAGCCCATGTCGTAGTTGAGCAGGTCGGTGGTCGAGTCGTTGAACCGGACGCTGAGGATGTTGCCGACGACCCGGACCTCCATGCGGAAGGGCACGCCGGTGGTCAGGCCGTGCGCGACGGTGGCCAGGGCCACGCCGACGCTGCCGAAGGTCACCCGCCGGGCCACCACGTTCCCGCCCGTGCCGCCGGTGATCGCGACCTCGAAGCAGGACCTGCCGTCCGGGCTGCACCGCACCAGCACGGCCGGCAGCATGGCCGGGCTCGGGCACTGGATCACCACCGCCGCCGGGCTGGTCGCGGGCGCGGTGGTGACCACGCACTCGCGGATGCCCGCGGCGGTCAGAGTCCAGGGTGGTCCGCTGCTCCATGCCATGGTGTTAGGGTGAGTTGGCCCGCAGGTTCTCGCTCAGACGTTCCAGCCGCGCCACGCTCCGGTCGAGGATCGCGGCGGTAGCGGCCTGGGCCTCCGCGATCCGCGCCTGCGCCTGTGTGGCGTCCTTGAGGTTGGCGCTGGCCGTGTTCAGCGACTGGCTGATCTCGCTGAACCGCTCCATGCTGGCCTGCTTGTCGGCCAGCAGGGGACGGAACACCATCGCCCACACGAGCAGGAGCACGACCGTGCCGAAGGCGTAGGCGCCGTACCGCTTGGAAAACTCGTTGACCGCCTCCCAGCTCATTACCCAACCTTTCCGGTCTCGATGAGCCCCTTGGCCGACGCGAGCGTGGCGATGGTCTCAGTGCGTCCCTGGTCATACGCCGCATCCACCCGCTTCCGCTCGCCGATACGCGGGAAGAACAGCGCGCCGAGCAGGCCGGTCAACGTTGGCAGCACCGCCCCGAGCCCGGGAATCGCCTTGCCGGCGGCGTCCGCCCCCGTGGTGATGCCGCTCCAGAGCAGCGCGTTGACGTTGGCCTGCCACGCCTCGGCCTGGTTGATGTTGCCGCTGAGCCGCTCGAGGTCCTTCGCGTTGGCGGCGTTCTGCGTCTCACACCGCACGCGGAAGTCGTCGAGCAGGGTCTTGGCCTGGTCGAGCGGAACCGACTTTTCCGTCCGCATCTGCGTGGCGATGCCGGCGGGCACCTGCACCTTCGGGTTGCACCCGACGACCGCTGCGACCGCGATGCCGGCGATGACCAGGCACGCCACCAGCGCGGGCCAGCGGTTGCTCTGCACCCAATCCAATGCCTTCGTGATCCACTGCATGCTTGAACTCCCTTCCCCACGGTTCGAATCAGACCTTGTCGCTCACGTAAAACACATCGCCCGCCGTCCGTCCGCACACCCCCAGCGCGCTCACCGCCGCGCCCACGTCGAAGGTCCGCAGGATCACCCCGGTCGGGCCGTCCAGCTCCCAGAGGTGGGCGTTGGCGCCTCCTGCGCCGGGCCAGGCGGCGTTGCGGTCGCCCGCGAAGAGCACCCGCCGCGTGCCGGGGTGCACGTACACACCCGTCTCGCGGATGGTCTGCACCGGGCCCGAGAACGACTGGCCGAGCCACTGGGCCCAGATCCAGTTGAGGTCCTGGTCGTAGCAGAACGCGTTGTACCCGGCGGCGCTGTTGCGTCGACCGCCCACGTACACCCGCCCATCACCGGCGGCGATCGCCATGATGCTGGTCGGGTCGGTCCCGCTGGTCGGGATGTCGTTCTGAAACCCGCCGCTCCCAACCTCGCGGATCGAGTCGGTGTCGACGCTGCGGAGCCAGTGCCCGTTGACATCGAACTTGGTGATCGTGGCGTACGGGCCGACCTGGTTGGGAGCGCCGTGGGAACCGTCGCTCTTGGGGCCCCACCCCTGATTGGCGTGCGCCACGAAGATCGAGCCATCGTCCCCGAGTGCCAGCCCAACCGGTTCGATGCCGCGGGCGATGTTGGTCTGCCGCGACCATCCGCCCAGCATCCGCTCGCTGAAGCGGAGGTAGCCGTGATCGGCCTCGTAATACGTGTCCGCCGAGTCCAAGTCCTCGCCGATGCGGGCCTGCCGCAGGTCGTCGTCGGTGGTCTGGTCCACGGTGGTCGGCACCGCAAACGCCATCACCCCGGCGCGGAAGTGCTGGGCGTAGATGCCGCCGCTGACCGCCAGCCCGTTGGGCAGCGTCAGGCCCACGCTCGAGCCGCGGAACAGCACGTACAGCGTGCGCTGACCCGGGCTCAGCACCGCCTGGATCACCTCGTCCGCCCAGCCGTTGAGGTTGTACGGCGAGGACGTGAACGTCGGATCGCTCCCGACCGTGGCCCCGTCGCCCACGCGGTACACGTGCAGGTACCGGTTGGTGCACACGAAGACCCGATCGTCCGAGCAGCACAGGCTGTTGGTGAAGCGGTCGACGCCGGCGGTGGCGATCTTCACGCTCCACACCACCGCGCCCGTGTTCGCGTTGAGGCACGTCACGCGGGAGACCAGCTTGGTGGAGGCGTCCGCGTAGTTGCTGGCGATGATCACCTTGGTCCCGTCGGGCGAGCAGGCCACGGCGTTGACGCTCTGATTGTTCGGGCCGGTGTCGGCGAAGCTGCCCGCCGGGCTCACGTTCTCGTACCGGCTCCATTGCATGCCGAACGCCGGGGCGAGCGCGAACGCCTGGCCGACCAGCGCATCGCCCGCCTTGGGGTCCGTGGTGGCGTCGGTCTGGTCGGTGGTGGCGCCGATGCGGTAGCTGGTGATGCCGCGGGCCCGGGCCACCACGCCGCCCCCCCTGACCGGCTGGTTCGCGGCCACCGGCTGGGGAAAGGCTTTGACGACCGCGGGACGCGACCCCATCACCAGCCGCTCGCCGACCGTCGGGTACGGCCAGGTGTTGAGAAGGCGCGAGGGAGGACAGAAGCCCTCCCGGCCGGGCGTGTCGATGTACGGGGTGTTGTCGGCCGCCCCTCGGACGGGCGGCTCCAGACGACGCTCCATGCCGCCCTCCGAGGCTCACCCGGGGCTCAGGCCCGGTTGTCGACGTTCGTGATGCTGGCGTTGACCTTGCACCGGACCGTCGCCCCGCGCAGTTGCAGGGTGTCGGTGCCGTGCGCGCCCGGGGTCAGGTTGAAGAACAGCTCGTCGCCCGCGTCGATCGTGTGCGTGGGCTGGCCCGATACGCCCTGGCCGTGGTACTCGAGCGTGTACACGCCCGCGGCGGTGGCGGGAAGCGCGAGGTTGGCCCGCGGCAGCCACGGTCCCTGCTTGGTGCCGTCGGGCTTCACGACGTAGAGCGGGCAGGCGAGCGTGGGGGTGTCCGAGCCGGCGGCCTTGGTGAGCTTCACATCCAGCTTGATGTTGGGCGTGTAACGCGTGGTGCCGTCCGAGCCGGTGTACTCCGCCTTGGCCAGCTCCTGCGGGGCGGGCTGGTGGATGATCATCACGTCGTTGTTGGCGGCGGCCCACTGCGCGTAGGCGACGTTGCCGTCGCTGACGAACACCGGGGTGGTGGCGCCCGAGATGCGGACACCGCTCTCGTCGGCCCAGTTCTGCACGCAGGTGCCGATCGACCGCATGAAGCCCTGATCGGTCAGGGAATCCTGCATGGTCGCGTTGATGGTTCGGGGGTTGTCGCCGGCCATGGTCAGGGTCTCCTATCGGAGTGAAATGGTGCCGTTAAAGCCTTCGTATGAGTCGAGCACGGGCAGCGGCCCGCGCGATCCGGAGCTGAACGAGCCGAGCGCCGGGCCGGCCACGCCGAGCGTGCCGGGCTTGCGCTTGTCTTCCACGCCGAGCGAAATCGCCACGGCCGCGTCGAAGTTGTCCATCGCGGCCTTGCGCTTGGCCAGATCGGGATCGGCCTTCATCATGAAGGCGACCGCGCCCTCCACGATCGCCATCTCGTGCATGGACCCCGCGGGCTCGCGGTCGGTCAACCGGGCCATCCGCCCGAGGTCCACCCCGCACATCCCGGTGAGGGTGTACACCAGGTCGGGCGCGGGGAACATGCGCAGCTCCCAGCGGGAGCGGTGGTTGTCGTGTTCGATGGTCTCCGCGTAACTCAGGGCGCAGGCCATCTCGGGGAAGCCGGCAGCGTCCGGCTGGTTCGCGATCGCCGCCAGCACCAGGTTGGGATGCGTCATGCGGAGCGAGCGGTTGCCGCCCGAGCCGGCGGAGACCTGCCAGCTGGTGAGGCTGGGATCGGACACGAACCACGGCAGGATCACCCGCCGCGGGTTGCCCGCGATGTTGTCCGGCCCCGCGCCGTCGGCGGTCAGCACCACATCCACCGCCTGCCGGCGGTACGAGGCCTTGGGCGTGCGGCGGTAGAACTCGATCCGGGCGTCGTTCACCGCGTCCTTGAGGCGGTTGAGCGTGGCCGGGTCATCGGGGAGCGTCTCGAGCCCCGTGGCCGGATCGGTCCGGGCGTACCGCGTCCGCCTCGCCACGCGGAGGAGCAGGTCGAAGAAGTTGAGCGAGCTTCCGGCGGGCATGAGGGGGGCGGGGGGGGTCTCAAGAAAAAACGGACCGGACCGCAGCACAGTGCCACGCGAACCGGCCCGTTCGTGGGGCAAGGGGATTCCGAACGGCTCAGGCCATCGCGATGACGCGCTTCACCGCGGCGGTGACCGAGGTGTTCACCGTCTCGTCGGCCAACGCGCACACTTCGGCGAGTGCGGCCAGCGAGGCGACACTGGTCTTGATCACCAACCCGAAATCGCCGTTGGCGACCCCAAGGTAATCGGTGCCCGCGGCCATGTTGGCGTGGGTCTTGGCGAGGATCTTGACGGTGCCTTCAGCGCCGGCGAACGGCTCCACGAAGACTTGGCCGCCCTTGCGCTGGGTGGCGCTGCCGGCAACCAGGTCGTTGACGCCCGAGGGGATCTCGCGCACGACCACGGCCTTCTTCCCGTTGAGGAAGCCGGTCTGGGGCTGGGTGTACGCAAATCCCTTCTTGGCCCCCGAGCCGGCGATGATCGCGCCCGCGGCGTCACGGTCGTTCTGCTCGTGGCCGTACGGGTCGGGCACCAGCACGTCGCCCACCGCCAGGTTGGCGTTGATCGCGGTGCGTGAGGCGTCGGTGGCGTTGATGTTCTTGGCCGTGTAGTAGGCCCAGAAACCGGATTCGGGCTGCTTGTCTTGTGCCTGGTGCATGGGTGGCTCCTACCGGCGGCCGGCGGGTCTGTGTCTGCGTCGGGCCCACGAAGGTCGTTCGAATCTGGAAAGCCGGGGCGGCCTACGCGGCCGCTCCGGCGGAGTAAGAAGAGTCTGAATCAGGCGGCGCGGACGGTGTGCAGGTGGAACCCGCCGGAACGCACGTCCTCGGCGATCAGGTTGCCCTGGCCCAGCCAGCCGATGGCAACGCTGGTGAAGTTCGCATCCACCGGCTTGGGCTTGGTCTCCTGCTCCCACATGCCGCGGACGCACCAGCCGCGGACGGTCGGGGGCCGAGCCCCGAAGACCGAGCCGTGGGCCACGCCGTTGAGGCGGGGCGTCGGGACGACCGGCACGCGGCGGATCTTGGGCTCGGTAAACCGGGCCTCGTCGCCCTGCAGGTCGTCCGGTCCCTTGTTGACCCGGTCTTCCAGCTCGTCGTGCAGGTTCTCGCTGGTGAAGATGTAGCCCATCTGGTTCGGGCTGGGGTTCTGCCCAGGCAGCCCCGGGATCATGCGGAAACCGGTGCGCTTGAGAGCTCGGCGGGTCAGGCGGATGAGCGTGTCGACCGCGCCCGCGGTGTAGGTGCCGACGAACGAGCGGAGCCGCTCGTGGTTGATGTTGGTACGGTCCTGGTTGGCGATGGTCGAGCTGGTCGAGCCGTCCTCGAAGATCACGGTCGTGCCGTTGAAGCCGCCCACCGGGTCGGACGCGCCGATTGCCAGCGAGGGGAACCAGTACGGCATGCCGGTGAAAAGCTTGTCGGCCGTCGAGCTGGGCCCGGGCGACCAGATCATCGTCTCCAGCAGGTTGTTCCAGCTCTCCTTGCTGGCGCCGCGCCGCTGCTCGTAGAGGTTGACGATGCGCTCGGCGCCGCCCTGGTTGAGGTTGTCCTCGAGGATGTCGAAGAGCATGTGCTCGAACGGGGCGACCCAGGTCACCCGCAGCCGGCGCATGATCTCGCGCTGGGTGACGGGGGTCTGGTCGTACGCGTTGATCAGTCGGGCCGTGCCCTTGTCGCGCACGCGAACCGAGACCTCGAAGGCCGACCCGCCGGGCAGGTCCTCCTTGGGCTGGTTGAACAGAATGCGCGCACCGGGATAGTCGGTGTCCCGCTGGGTCTGGATGGCCACCTTCTTGTAACGCGCCTGCGTGGTGGCGAGGAGGTCGACGAGTTGGGTCTGGTCAAGGCCGGGCATGGTTCACCTCGGTCGAATCGAACACTGGTTATCCCCACTCGAAGCACCGCCGAATCCGATCTCGTCAAGCCGTCTTGGCGAGCTTGTTGTCCAGTTCACGAATGAGCGCTTCACGATCGAACGCAGGCGTGCCGGCGGGCGCCGACACCCCCGACGCCGACCGCATGTTGTTCCGCTGCTGCATGGAGTCCTTGATCGCCCGCGCCGCCTGGCTCTTGGAGAGGCCCGCGTAGCGCACGTCGGACGCCAGCCGCATCGCCTCGGCGTCGGACATCGGGGCCCCCTGCATCGCGGCCGCGGCCTGGATCTGCGCGGCCTTGCGGGCGTCGGCGAGCCGGTCCTGCTTCTGCTGGGGCGTGGCCTTGCTCCAGCTCTCGCCGTAGATGTTCTTGAGCACGGGGTCCTTGGCCACGGTGTCGAAGTGCGAGTGCACCGTGCGGAGCGTCTGCTGAGCCTCCACGCGGCTCATCTGGGCCATCTGCTGCTGCACGCGCGGCATCACCTGGGCGTGCTGGGCCAGATGCTGGTGCATCGCCTGCATGGCCTGCTGCTGCTGGCGGAGGCCCTCGATGATCGGCTTGACGCCCTTCTCGTAGGCGCCGGGGTCGATGCTCTCGCGAGCACCCCGGTCGATGGCGTCGATGTCGAGCTTGGGCAGATCGGGCAACCCGCCCTGCTGCTGTTGCTGCTGTCCGTTCTGAGCGGCTTGCAGAGTCTGGCCCTGTGGTGGGCCGAAGGAGTGGGCAAATCCGGATGTTCCGCCTTGCGGCTGCATCGGCATCGCGCCGGCGTTGTCGGGATCGAACCACGACATGGGATCGGCGGCCCGCGACTGCCCATCGAGCAGGTTCAGCACGCGATCGACGGAGCTGGACACGTCGCGAGCTTCGCCGGCGGTCCCGGCGTTGTCTCCGGCCGGTGCGCCGTCGGTCTGCCCGCTGTTCTGTCCGCCGCTGTTCTGCGAGAGCGAGGCTTCCGCGCCGCCGGACGAGCCGGCCGCGCTATCGGGATGGACGAGCGCGGCCTGATCGGTCGTCGCCGGCGAAGTACCCGCTGCGCTCACACCGTTCGAATTGTCGCCGTCCATCACCCCGCCCACTTCCCGCCCCCGAGGTTTACGGGTGGCGTCATCGACCCCACGATGATCGCGAAAGCGTACATCCCGATCAACAGCCGGTCAAGCCAGTCCGACCTCACGGAGCTTGCGCACGTACTTCCGCTGCTCGGCGCGGTCGGAGAAGTGCACCGTCCCGTCGTCTCGGAGGCAGTCCGCGGCCGAGCCCATCAGCTTGCGGTGCGTCGCCACATCGGCGGGATGGCACCCCTCGTTGATGGACTCGCTCTCGGTGCCGGCGAAGCGGCGGTTGCCGTGGAAGAGCTGGTAGTCGCGTCCCGCGCTGGTCGCCATCGTGCCCGTGCACGAGGGGTCCGAGCACGGGCGTTGCCACCCGTGCTCGGCCTTGACGAACAACTCGGCGCGCTTGCCGCACTTGTCGCACTCACACCAGGCGATTTTGGCGATCAGCGGCACGGCTCAGGCCTCGATGAGTGTGCGGATTTCCTCGGCCACCTTGGGGCAGACGCTCGGCAGGTCGCACAGCTTCTGCACAGCCTGCTCGAGGCGCGTCAGCCGCTGACGGCAGGAACGCGTGTCGGCGGGCGTGGACTCTTCGGCCGCGGCGCCGGTGGCCGTGGTCGCGTCGGCGTTCGGGTCGCCCTTGGCGAGGTCCAGGTTGCCGGTGGTGTCGGTGGTGTTTTCAGGATCCATGCGTTTCTCCTTGTCGGTGAACATGTCCGCCAGATCGCCAAGATCCGGCATTTCGACGGTCTGACTCGCGAGCTTGTGGGCACAGTCGCTGCAATAGGCGACCATGCCGTCGGTGATGTGGAAGTGATCGCGGATGCTCGGGCAGTTGACCGACGGCGAGAGCGTCGGCCGCTCGGTGTCGCCGTTCCAGGTCCAGGAGTTGCCCGGCGACGCGTACGGGCTCGGCTTGCTCTTGTCGAGCGGAACGACGACCACACCGGACTGCGAAGGCACGCAGAACACCACATGCGGAACGCCGTCCCTCGTGAAGCCCTTGGCCTTCATCGCACACCCCCAGGCGAGTTGTTCGGCGCCTGCGTCGATCGCCGCATGTTCGCGCGCGAGGTCGGGGCCGGAGCGCCGGGACCGCCCATGCCCATCCCACCGCCCATGCCCCCGCCGGGCGGCATGCCCATCCCCGGCTGCATCCCACCGTCCATCGCCCCGCCCGGCCCAGCACCCATGCCACCCTGCGCCGCCATGGCCATCATCAACATCCGCTGCTGCATCAGCACGGCGTCGGGCACGATCTGGTCCATCTCGCGCCAGCCCATCTTGCGGGAAATCAGCCGGTTGGCCGAGACCGCGTTCAGGCCGAACTGTGCCGACATCGCCAGCAGCGACGGCAGGCCGGTGGTGATGTACTCCATGATCTCGCGGGCCTCGATCGCCGGGTCCCGGTGCTGCATCGAGTACGCCTGCGCGTCGAACTGCACATCGTCGAGCGTGCCCTCCGCGTCCGCCGCGGAGTACAGGATGTCGAGGATCACATCCGGCGAGATCCGCGTCGGGATCCGCCACTCGCGCGTCGGGTTGTTCCGGGCGAACCACATCCGCCGGCGGAGCTGCCGCGTCGCGAGGCCTTCCACCTTGGAGCGCAGGAAGTGCAGCCAGCCCTGCACCTTCTCGGCCAGCCCTTCGAAGGCCGTCGCGGTCTTGTTGTTGCCGATGGCGTTGGCCCCGCCCGCCAGTTGCAGGTTGCCCGTGACGTTGTTCCAGTTCTCGGTGAGGAACGGCATCGCGGACATGAGGTCCGACATGATCGTGCCCGTGCCCAGCTCGGTGAACTGCGTCGGGTCGGACGACTTGATCCACTCGCCGTCGTCGGCCTCCTTGGCGGTCAGGGCCTCGTCCTCGTCGCCGCGGTAGATCACGTTCCGCTTGGTGCGGAGGAACTGGTTGATGAGCTTGTTGGTGACCAGATCGGCGCAGACCGCGATGTCCCGCTGCCACTGCTCGATCGAGATCTCCTGGATGTTGTTCGGCACCGGCAGGAACCAGAGCGCATCCAGCGGACCCTCTTCGCGGGTCGGCTCGATGATCAGGCTCAGGTACTTCTGGTTGGGCGCTCCCGCGATCTCGCCCGCACGCGAGGGCTGGGCGATCAGCGTCACCGTGTAGACCTTGCCGTAGCACTTCACGAACACGTCCCACAGCTCGATCGTGTCCTGGTCCTCCTCGGTCTCGCCCCGCGGCGACTGGCTCAGGGCCGCGTTCTCCTTGGGGTCGGTCCGCTCGATCCCGGGCACCCGGCTGAGGATCTCGGCCGCCTCGCTCCGCGTCATCACGTGCTCAGCGCCGGGCGTGCCGGGGGGCAGCTCGCCGGGATCGCGGCCGAACACCTTCTCCTGAATCGCCTGCCGGCGGGAGACGCGGTACCGCACCGCCTCCATGCGGAACTGGTTGCGGGTCTTGGCGATCGGGTCCGGGGCGTAGTCGTCGAAGTCGTGGACCTCTTCGCACACCTCGCCGGGATCGATCTCGTTGCCCTGGTCCAGCAGCACCGCGTTGGACGGCCGCAGGCGCGAGCTGATGAAGCAAACGCCGGTCACGATCGCGTCCGCGGCCACCAGCTGGTACTTCTCCTCGAGGCGGAGTTTCTGGCTTTCCTGGTCGGCGATCTGCCGGAGCAGCTCGGCCTCGAACTCCATCGCGGCCGTCAGCGCCCGGGTGTTCGCGGCGGGCGACTGGAACGCCAGGTACGGCAGCAGCGTCCGCAGCGTCTGGGCGCTGAGGTTGAGCGGCTGCCGATCGTTGCCCAGCGCGGACTTCACCGGCTGCATGTAGTGCGGCCCGGTGATCAGCCGCCAACCTTCGGCCCGCTGGTCGCGCGCGGACTCCAGGCGGTCAAAGCCGCGGCGCACCATGTCGGCCAGCTTGTCCGGCGTCAGATGATCGAGCACCCCGGCCCCCGTGCCCGGATCATTCCGGGTGGAAGCCCCACGTGCTTGTATCATACCAGCATGAGCACTGACGCCTCACTCACGCGAGTCCAGTTCGAGGCAATCTGGTTTCATGAGGTCGAACAGGCCGTGCGCGGGAGTCGAGCCGCGGTCGCGGTGGTTGTTCTTCATCCCCGGATGGCCGCTCACTTTACGGCGAGGGACACGGTCGGCTTGCGCGAGAGCTGCCTGCACGTCCACGTGCTCATTGATCCAAGTGCCGAAACCAGTGCTCGGATCTTCAAGCACGTCGGCACGCTCATCGAATAAGCTCACCACTTCCCTGCGCCCCGTTTCCTCTCCCGCTGCATCTCGCGGATCTCGGCCTCGGGTGAGCCCGGCGGCGGCTCGGCGAACTTCGGCTGGTACTCCGGGGCCCGCTTGAAGCCTTCGACCATGAGCATGTTCATGATCACGCGGTCGCCGTGCGTCTTGCGGGCCTCGGTGCCCTCCTGCTCGAGCCGGTCGGGACCGCAGCTGAACCCCGAGCCCGCCTCGTAGCGGATGTACCGCATCGCCTCCTGCACCGCCTCCTTCGACGGGTTGGTGAGCCGGCCCGCGTCGTACGCCGCCCGCAGATCCAGCAGCCTCTCCATCTTCTTCTCGTCGCTGGAGACCCACCCAACCCGCTGGGTGGTCTCATCCGCGACGCCGGTGGTTTTCTGATCGAAGTAGTACCACGCCTGGCCGAGATCGAGCATGGTCCGCCCGAACTGCTGGCCCGGCCCGTTGGCCTCCCAGATCGCAAACGGCTCTTTGTGGTACCCGCCGAACCAGACCGCGGCGATGCGGCACTGCTCGGCGAACTGCTCGGGCGGGAGCGAGGCGGTCGCCAGCTCGGCCATGATCCGCCGCGTGTGCCGATCGCCCAGCCCGGTCACGCTGTTGCTGGCGCCCAGGCCGTAGCTGATGTCCATGGGCATGACGTACGTGCGGTCCTGCGGGAGCCGGGAGGGCCGATCGGGATCGAACGGAAACCAGCACCGCCAGCCCCATTCGCCCGGCCGGGCCTCGCGTACGACGATCCGGTCGAGCTGTCGCTTGCGGAGGATCTGCCGCCGCAGGATCGGGTTGGTCTCCTCGATCTCGAAGCGGAGCACGCACAGCGGCGGCCTTGTGAACAGGTCGACGTGCCGGCGGAGGCTGACGATGTTGAAGACGTTCCGGCCGGCGGCCTCGTGGTTGATGTCCACGTTCTCGGCGACCTTGCGGGGATCGTCCTTGTGCCGGTCCTTTTCCCGCTGGCGGTATGGGCCGTCGACGACCATGCGCCCGAACTCGGGGTCCCAGGTCCACTCCCGCCCCCAGCCGCCCCGACGCGGGTCGTCCCACCAGCCCAGCGTGATCACCCGCGGCCCGCCCGAGAGCACGATGTTGGAGTACCACGAACCGGCCTTGGGCGTCGAGATGTTCCACACCGTCACCGCCGTGTAGCTGGCGGAGTTGTGGATCGAACGCAGGTTGTGCACCGCGGCCGCCTCGTCCACCGCGACGATCAGCCGCCGTCCTCCGCGGCCCACGTCGTCGTTGGTGGTCGAGCCGTCGATCACCGAGCCATTGGCCAGGTTCTGCAGGTGCATGTCGGTCCGCACGAACGGCGGGCGCATCCACTCGGGCAGCCAATGCAGCAGGCAATCGAGCTTCCAGAACAGCGTGTCGGGGTTGCCGCTGATCGAACCCGTTCCCGGCTCGGAGTCGACTCGGCCGGTGGTCTCCACCTCGTCGGCCCGCCGGCTGGCCAGCAGCATCGACAGGTTCGGGTAGAACAGCCACAGCCACAGCATGAGGGCCAGCACCAGCCAGCTCGCGCCCATCTCTCGCGACTTGTCGATCGCCACCTCGAACGCCGCGGCGATCTCATCGAGCCGACCCGACGCGACGGCCGCCTCAAGCTCGGGGAACGAGAGCCCGGTCGATGCGAGCAGCGTCAGGGCGGCGTCGTCCTGCACCGGCCAGGTGACAAAGGGCCGGTACGCGTCGCCAAGCACGCCCCGCTTGCCCTCCTGGGTGTGTTCGATCTGCACGTACGTCCAGCCGAACAGGTTGACCCACAGCAGGAACGAGCGGCGGCACGCCCACATCAGCTCCGCCTGGTACTCCGGGTCGCTCTCGGCCTCGAGCAGGATCTCGATGCGCTTGTCGAGGTTCTTGGCCGGGTCTTTCCAGACCGCGATGCCGGTGACCGGGCAGGTCCACAGGTCATCCGGGTACGACAGCGCGTGGAACCTCGGCTGGGCCGCGGGCTCGCTGGTCGGGTCGGGCGTTGCCGGGTCGGTCGTGGTCACGCATCCGGATCGGTGTCGGGAGTGGTGTTCGTGGGCAGCAGCACGGCGCTGGTGCGGGCCAGCAGGTGATCGCGGCGGAGCTGGTCGAGCGTGCCCGCCAGCCTCGAGTGCGAGGTGACGCTGGGGTTCTGGCTCATCTGCTTGGGTCGTCCGAACGCCAGCCGCCAGACCTCGATCGCGGTCCGGGCCGCGGTGGCGGTCGGCTTATCGTCGGCGTTCCTCGCATCCATCGCCTCGGCGATGGTGGTGCGGGCCCTGAGGATCAGGTTCTCGAACGTGGGCGCGTTGGGCTCGATCTCGCCGAAGAGCAGGTCCTCGAGCACCTGCTTCACGACCAGCGGCTTGCGGCCGGCGTTCGGACGCGCACCGCCCGGTCCCCCCGGATTGCCGGGCTGGAACTGCCCACCCCCACCCCCCGATGGTCCCGCCCCGTCACTCATGCGATCCTCTGCGTCCTGTTCGTGCGGCCCGTGCGCCGCCCTCGCCCTCCGGCATCACTGTCCGATGACCCTCCGATGGCTCCCTGCAGCGCCTGCCTCCACCAGTCGTTACCCCAGATCATCTGGCTCGCCGGGAGCGGGTGCAGGTTGTCGGCCTCGTAGCCAAGGGTCGGATCGAGCGGCGTCAGGATCACCAGCTTCCTGATCTGCGATCCCACCAGCGCCCGGAGAGCGAGATTCCTCGGCGTCGCGCCCGGCCCTCCGGAGTTGTCGGTTTCCTCGTTCCAGTAGATGTTCCCGGCACAGCCGAGCAGCTTGAGCGTGTCGATGAGCCCGATCTGGCCGGGGTTATTGATGCCGTTGGATGAGCTCTGGGCCCCGGCGGTGTAGATCAACCCTGCCCACACCGGCTGTGTGACGCCGTCGTTCGCGTCGTTCACGACCAGCTCGACGGCGGCGATGTTCTTCGCGGCGCGGTTGTCCGTCCACTTGTAGGCGGTGCCGCCCTCGGGCGGCGTGTACGTTCCGGAGAGGTCAGAGAAGAGCGACCCGCGGTTCACCATCGAGACGCCGGGGTCGTAGGGGGCCACGGTGTCGTCGACCCGCATCGAATCGATCGAGGCGTTGCAGAAGGACGTGTTGCGCCTCGCGGCCGCGGGGATCCCGCCGATGCCGAGCATGGTCTGGCACTTGGCGCTGTACGTACCCGACGCGATCGAGTCCCCGACGACGAGCACGTGGTTGGCGGGCGTGACCATCTCTCCGGCGGAAGCGAAGGCGGAGTTGACGAAGGCCGTCGCCTCGGCCGGCGTAAATCCGCACTTGGTCACGATCCATTCATCGACGTATCCGGCATAGTGGTCGTTGCCCTGGCCAGCAGTTCCGCTGTCGGGCTTTCCACCGATCCACCACTTCGTGATGGCCGAGGCCACCGTTCCGCTGTTCCACGCGCCGGCCGCGGCCGACTGCCAGCGGTTGGTCACCATCAGCACGTCGGATGCCGAGTTGGGGTCGCCGGTCTGGCCGGTGGACCACCCCATCACGCATAGGCCTGGACCGACGCGGGCCTTGGGGAGATTCGCGGCGAACTTGACGCTTCCGGCTCGGGCGTTCGTGCATTCGTCGCCGTTGAGTGCGAGGGCCGCGTAGTTTGTCCCGCCCGAGTCGTAACCCGCGAAGAGATAGGCGTTCCGGGCCCGGGCCGCGTTGCACTGTGGCCGGCACGCGAAGAGCACGCCCATGTGGTACTGCTGGAGCACCTTCGCGGGCGCGGCGGAGTTCACCGCGTCGCCATTCGCACCTGTGCCCGTGATCGTGCCCATGTCGAGCGTCTGCTGCTTGTAGTAGCTGGAGGCGCTCCACTGGGTGTAGTTCGCGAAGAAGTTGTCGAAGCACAGCACCGGAATACCGTCGAAGTTCTCCAGCGTCGGGTGCCGGTTGGTGGTCGCGTTGGCGTTGATCGGGTGATTCGCGGAGGGGGAGAGATCGAGCAGTTTGCGGACTGGGTCGCCATAACCAGCGGCGACGGATCCAGCGATGGTCTTGATGGCGGTGGTGGTTGAGGGCTTGCCGTGCTGGATCACGCCGGGAATGCCGCGGACCGTGTAGTACATCGCGCGGCAGACGTCGCGGAGCTGCACCTGCGTCGGCTCGCCCTCGATCATGTACAGATGGGCCATCTTCCCTGCGAAAGCGCGGGAGGCCGTCGAGTCGATGGTGGTGTTGAAGCAGAGGCATCCCCACACCATCTTGTCGGTGCCGGTTGAGAACGAGGGAACGGAACCGGCGGTCGAGGTGGTGACCGGCTTGGGCATCCCGTCGCACCAGATCTTGATGATCGGCGTGCCGGCTCCGTTGCGGTTGATGTAGAAGGCCCAGATGTGCACGTCGTCGTCGTGCTGGATCGAGGTGGACGATCCGGGATCGACGTACGCGCCCGCGTAATAGGCGCTGTTGTCCCACGAGCCGATCCGCACGGCCACGTTGTTGGCGTTGTTCGCCCCCCCGGCCGTCTGGTTGAAGCAGATCGAGAAGCCGTTGGTGCCTGAGCCACTGAACGACGAGAGCACGTAGTCGTTGTCGGTCACGGCCGAGTGCCGGACCGCGACGATCACGGTCAACCCGTTGCCGCCGATGGCCGCCTTGACCGCGCCGCTGGCCCCCAGGTCGCCGTACTTGCCGCTGGTCCCGAAGTCGACGTGGTACGAAGGGGTCTCGTTCTCGCCGAACCCGGGCGTCTGCTGAAGGGAGGGCGAGCCGACCCACGTGCCGTTGCTAGCCCCGAGCTTGTCGTCGAAGATGTTGGTGCCGGCGTCGTAGCCCTGATAGGCCCGGAGCACCGAGAGGTTGACGGACGCCCCGAGCACGCCCTGCAGCGCGAGGATGGTTGCGACAACGCTCATTCAGCCCACCTCCCCGATCGCCGCCTCGGCGTCCGCGATCGCCCGGTCCACGGTCTTCATCGCCTCGGCCCAGAGATCACGCCCGCTCGGGCCCTTGCGTTCGATCATGTACATGGCCAGGATGAACGTCCGCACGCCGGCGGCCGAATCCAACAGGATGGCCCCATAGAGCTGCGAGAGCATCTCGTCGGGGTCCTGGATGACTTTGCCGCTGTCCGTCCAGATCGGCGGCAGGTGCGTGCACGCGGGCGCTCGGCAAGCGCGGACATCGCGTCGGTGTCGGCCCCACTCCGCACGCGACCGGCTCATCGACGGCACGGCGCTGGTGTTGTCGATCGTGCCCGATTGCACCGGCACCCCGTTGCCGTCGAGCACGCGGGCGTCGCTCTTGATCCGCACGAAGCCCGTGCACGACCGCTCGCCGAACACCTTGGCCAGCGGGGCCGACGCCCGCCGCAGGTAGGACGTGCGGTCGGCCTGCGGCCTGATACGACCTCCGACATCCATCAGGTTGTTCTCGAAGTCGAACAGGATTGGGATGAGCCCGAACACCGCCAGCTCGCGGGCGATGTACTCGGCCTGACGGCGTGGGATCGCGTCGTCGAGCTTCTTAGTCCAGTCCGGTGCCGGCGTCGGCGGGTTGCCCTTGGCCGCGGTCTCATACTCGGCGAACCACGGCAGGTACAAGGCCCGCAGGTCCGGGGGCGTGCCCTTGAGGTGGTCGTACACCCCGGGGATCTGCTCGGCCAGGGGCGCGATGGGATCGCCGCGGTAGGGATACCAGCACGACAGGTGCGCGTACGCCGCCCGCCGCGGACCGGCAAAGAGCGGGTCGCGGAAATCCTTCTTCTCGGTCTCGATGAGGCAGCGGATCATGAATAGCGGGCCCCGGAGTCGAACCGGGTGGCGAGGGTAATGAGCCCCCACCGCATCCAACACGCGCCCGCAGTCGTTCAGGGGCCGAACCAGCCGGCCAGGAAGTCGAAGAGGTCCTGCACACTCAGCACGCCGTCCGCGTTGATGTCCGCCTCCAACGCACCAGAAAACCAAGCGTCGAGAAACGTGTACAGGTCGAAGCTCAGGGGCGGGGGCCGCCCGAGCCGCACCCGCGTGTCCTCGCCCACCACATCCACCCGCACCGGCTCGCCCGTGAAGTCGATCATCGGGTGGCCGTCGATCACCAGCCGCATGAGCACGGGCTCGGGCGGGACCGGGCCGGGGTAGCTGATCGTGCTGAAGTAGCCGACCAGGCCGCTGAACCCGTGGAAGTCGGTGGTGAGCACCCGTCCGCCGACCCAGAGGTCGGAGTACGAGTTGGGCGTGGCCGTGCAGCTGTACATGCTGAACAGCGTCTGGCCGGGATGTTCGGGATCGTCGAACGAGCCCATGACGATGGCGAAGCTGGTGGGCAGGGTGAGCGGCGAGCCGTTGATGCTCCCCGTGACCTGTCCGGCGGGGTTGATGAAGAACTCGGCGTACCCGTCGGCACGGGCAGGGAGAGCACCGATCATGGATGCACACAAGGCAATCGCGGCGAGCAGCATCGTGCGGGTTTTCATGGGGGACTCCGGGGTTTCCAAATCCGGTGCAACATGCACCGCGGGTTACCAATGGGGTGGAGGGGAGGCGTGGCTCAGAACTGCGCGACCATCGCACCGCACCCCTCGGTGTCGGTGTTGACGAACTGCGCCACCAGCACCGCGTACCCGAGCGCATCGATCCACACCACCGGCTTGCCGTCGGTCTGGTCGAAGTCGATGCGGACTCCCGGGTCGGGCGTCTTGTCGTTGGCCACCACGGGCGTGGCCCACCGCAGATCGCTGGGCAGCAGCACCGAGGCCTCGGTGCTCACCGCCGGTCCGCCGGCCACCAGCGTGCCGGTCACGTCGAAGGCCCCGTCGCCGAGGTATTCGACGATGTTCGGAATCGCATCCAGCTCGCGGAGCAGCCAGTGCCGCACGCTGAACACCTTGCCCACGGGCACGCTCGAGTGCCGGCCGTAGTAGCTGAGCTTGACGTTGTGCGTGGGGTCGAGCAGCGTGTAATAGAGCTGGTTGGCCGCCAGGGCCCCGCTGAGCGTGGGCGTGAGGCGGGCCAGGTTGGGCACGTTCCCGAGCCGGGTAAACGCCTGCAGCGCGGTGTTGGCGGGCGTGCTCGGCGCGTACCCGAATCCCTTGCCGCTGGTGGCGTTCGGATCGCCCGGCACCAGCGGACGCCAGCCGTTCTGGCGCGTGCCGACAGCCTCGATCTCAGGCTTGATCCCGATCAGGGACGTCTGCGACATGTTCCCCGCCCCCTCGCCGCGCTCGGCGTGAAGTCCCCACGGGTTCGGGAAACAATACCCACATGCCCATCGACCTGCCAGCACGAACCGCGTTTGCGTCGCGACTCGGGCGTGACACCGCCGAGTCCGAGGCCGCCATCTCACTCGTCACCGTCGCATCGGCGCGGAAGATCGTGGCGATCGCGGCCAAGCCGGCGGGGCTGCGCCGCATGGCCCAAGACCCTCTGGTGCCTTTCGAGGCCCTTGGTCGCTACGACCTGCCGACCAGCGTCGAGGGCATCCGGATGCCGGCGGCGGTTTTCCGCGTCACGGGTGGCGTGTTCGGCGTGACGCGAACGTTCCACATCGCGCTCTACCAGCGCTACGGAACGTGGCATGTCGGCATCTCGCCCAAGCCGCCCGATCAGTCGTTCCTGGTCTGTCCGCCGCCGCCCGCGCCCGAGGTCTGAGCGGCCTTGTTCTTGGCGCTCTCGCGGGCCTTGGTCTTGGCGTACGTCTCCCGCATCTTCTCGCCCTTGGGCGTGATGCGGTAGTGCTGCCCGCCGGCGTTGCTCTCGATCGCCTCGAAGTTGTACAGGTCGGTCAGGCGTTCCATGAACGGACGGCCCTTGAACCGCGCATCCATCCGCCAGATCGACTCGAGATGCCCGAGCGGACAGGCCAGCCCGTCGTTCTCGTCGGTGAACCTCTGGACGATCTCGAGCAGGCGGTCGTAGGCGTCGTCGTAGGTCGGGTCGCCGATGGGCTCATCGTCCACCGCGATCGCGGCCTTGCTGCGCTCCAGCACGTCTTTGGGTCCGGCCATGGTCAGTTTCCCAGGTTGAAGAGGGTCAATCGGTGCCGATCTCGGTCACCTCGATGGTGACGGTGTTGCTGAAGTTCTTCACCCACATCCCGTAGATCAGCCCGTCCTCGAGGGTCGGGAAGGGCGAGCCGGCGTAGGTCGCCTGGTTGGCGTGCACGCGGGCATCGTCGGTGGTGAAGGTCTCCCACGCGAAGCAGGACAGCCGCTTCTTGGGGTGGTTGATGTGGGTGCCCAGAGCGGTGTCGTTGCTCGAGCTGGTGGGCTTGTCCACCTTCCACGAGACATCGGCCTCGCCGCCCTTGGCGCGGAGGGCCCGGAACACGAAGGCGCCGTGGGTGGTGCGGTCGTAGATCTGGATGGACTGACCCGGGGCCAGGCGGTGGGTGACGGCGCGGACGCGGTATCCGTCGACGGCGGCGGGCTCGATGGGGTTGCGTGTGGATCCGTAGGGCGTGAACTCGCTGACGGGCTCGCCGTCACGGAGCAGCTCCGCGGCCATGAACACGTTGAGTGTTGCTGACATGCCCCGACCCCGATCGTCCCCACGATCGAGCAAGGATAGCCGTAAAGTCATGCCGTGGGGACCGGGGTAGCACATGAGCCAGATCGATAGCCGTTTGCAACTGCGGATCCGGATCGCGCAGGCGCAGGCACGTGCGCGGCAACAGCTGCAGGCGCCGCAGGGTCCACCGCGCCCCACGATCGTGCAGCAGCTCGACGCGGGGCAGAGCCCGTGGGGCGGTCCGATGATGCCCGCGGGCACGCTCCACCCGGGCGGAGCGCCGTCGCCGCTCTTCAACGAGCGCCGCGAGCAGGAGACGCTCGCCCGCATGGGTCCGAACCTGGGCGCCACGCCCGAGGCTCTGGCGGCCGGACTCCAACCAGGTACACGCTCGATCGTGGGCGAGGGACTCGCCGCGGCCGCGGGCAGCGTGACGCAGGCGCTCGGCATGGAAGATGTCGTCGGGCCCGGGCTCGGTCGCTTCACCCCGAGCTACGCCCCGGAGGATGCATCCGGACTTCGCAACGCCGCGCAGTACACCTCGAGGCTGGTGGGCGGTGTGGCCCCGCTGATCGCGGCGGGCGCCGTCGCTCCGGTGGCGCCAGCGGCCATGCTGGGCACGCAGGGCATCAGCGCCGCACAGGATCGCGGAGCAAGCTTGGGTGCTGCGCTCGGTGCTGGCGCCATCAACGCCTCGCTGGGCATGGTCCCGGTCGCCGGCGCACTGGGCCGACTCTCTACGGCACCCGGCGTACGCGGCGTCGTGACCGACATGGCGCTCGGTGCCGGCGGCAACGTGCTCGCGGATGTCGGCGGAGAACTGGCCATCCGGGCCGGAGGGGGAGAGGCCGTCCCGCTCACGCCCGGACGTCTGGGCGAGCAAGGCGCCATCGGGTTGGCCCTCCCGGCCGCGGGTCGGGCGGTTCGCGCGGGCATGGCCCTTCCGGCTGATCGGGCGGCGGTGCGAAGCGAGGCGGGGCTCCGCTCGGCCCAGGACTACCAAGCCGCTTACGCGCGTGGCCGCGATCAGGGGCAGACTGCCCGTGATCTGATCGCCGAGCAGGACCAGCTGAGCCAACTCCGAAGCGGGCCCGGTGAGTCCCTGGATCTCCCGCCGCAGTGGCCCGAGCCTCCCCGTGCCGAGCCGGTACCGGAGCCCACCGAGCCGCCAGCGCCGACGGATGTTCCAAAGCCGAAGCCGCCGGTGGCCAAGCCGCGGCGGAGTCGGGAAGGTGAGTACAAGCGGGCCGACATCGAAGCCCGGCTTGTCGAGGCGCACCAGTCCATTGCCCCCGACATCGAGGTCAGCGACGAGATGGGGTCCATGGGCGGCCACTTTGTCTGGCCCGGCGACACGTATCCGGGTGAGGCCCGCGAGATGATGACGCGTCACCCCGAGCTCAAACGCCTGTTCCGCCTCGAGAAGAACGCGCGGGGTTCCCGTGCCGGCGCCGAAGACCTCGCCTACCAGATGGGCTGGGACAAGTACGAGCAGTACGCGCTGGAGTCCGCCGGGTCCAAGTACGGAGCGGAGCGGGTCCGAGCGGCCAAGGAGTTTTTTACCGCCAACCAGATCGATCCCGAGCTCGCGTTCCTCGCCACGCTGCACGACAACCTGCCGCGCACCAACGCCGGCATTGACGCCAAGTTCCAGAGCGTCAAGCCCGACACGCTCCCGGTCGGTACGCGGTTCGAGATCGATGGCACGAAGTTCCGTGTGGAGTCTTCCGGCGACGGCTACAAGGTCATCATCGACCACGGCCAGTATCCCGAGGTTCGGGCCGAGAACATGCCCCCGATTCCCGTCGACAAGGGATCGCTCGAGAAGCCCTCGGCGCTCAGCGGAGGTCGCGGGCTTTATGGTCAGGCTTCCGAGCCGATCACGGGCACCCAGCGCGCGCTGTTCGAGACCAGGCCGGACATCGCCTCAGAGGCCGCTCGCGAGGCCGAGGCCGCGCAGCGGGAACGGACCCGAGAGAGCGACCTTGACCGAGAGACGGGCCCGCTGTTCAGTCCTCGCGCCGGCTCGCGGGCACCGCTGGGAACCAGCTGGAAGCTGGCCCAGCCCAAGACGATGACCGGCGAGGCCAAGGCCCAGGTTCGCATCCAGGACATCCACGACCAGATGCGGAGCATGACGGGTGTGCCGATCCGCTTTGGACACGGCGACTTCGCGCGGCACAAGGCGGCCGGCTGGTTCGATCCCGGAAGGTACGTCATCCGCAATCGCCGCTTCGACGAGCTCAACGTCGCGGCTCACGAGTTCGGCCACGCGCTCCACGATCACACGATCGGCTGGAATAACTTCGGCGGTCCGGCCGTGCGGCGGGAGCTGATCGACCTCGGCCGCCAGCTCTACGGCAACCGGAAGCCCAACGGGGGGTACGGGCGCGAAGGGGTGGCGGAGTTCGTCGCGCGGCGTCTGCTCGGTGAGGACATGAGCAAGTCCGCACCGCTGACTCAGCAGTGGTTCGATACCCAGATCCTCGGCAAGAACCCCAAGTTCGCAGAGCAATGGGGCACGCTCGCCGATCAGTACCGGCGATGGGACATTCAGGGCGCTCCCGGGCGCGTGGCCGCGCAGATCGATCAGCGGCCCAAGGGTCTGCTCGGTCTGGCCAAGCGAGCGGTTCAGGACGTCCGGCCCACCGTCGCCATCGATCGCCTGGCCCGCTATCTGACCAACGACGCGGCCCCGCTCGAGCGCGCCGAGGGTCGGCTCCTCGCCAAGGCGGGGGTGCAGCCGGGCACGCTGCTTGCCAAAGAGAGCCCCAGCAAGCTGCGCCAGGCCGTGAAATCCTCCGCACCCGGCACCGCCCGGCACTTCATCGAGAACTACACCACCAATCTGGCCGGCGATCGCACGGGCGGTTCGCTGGTCGATGCCCTTCGGCCGGTGCGCAAGAACCTGGCGGACTGGGAGTCGTACGCGGTCGCGCGCCGTGCCATCGATCTGCACGAACGCGGGATCAACCCGGGGATCTCGCTCGAGGATGCCCGCTCCACCGTGCAGCAGCTCGAGACGCCGACGTTTCGCAAGGCGCTCGACGATGTGACCGAGTACGCCAACCACGTGATGGACTACGTGGTCGAGGCCGGCGGACTCAGCCGAGAGGCGGCCGACGCGATGCGGATCGCCAACCCGATCTACGTGCCGTTCAAGCGGCTGTTCACGCAGGAGGACATCGCGGGCCCGAAGGGGCTTGGCACGGGCCGGGGCCAGGTGAACACCGGCACCGCCACCAAGCGCATCAAGGGCAGCGGGCGACCCATCGTCGATCCGGTCGAGTCCATCGCGATGCAGACCGAGCAGATGATCGCGATCGCCAACAAGGCCCGCGTCGGCCGGGCCTTGGTCGATCTGGCGGCGAAGTACCCCAAGCAGGCGTGGTTCGCCGAGAGGGTGCCGACACCCAAGAGGGCGACCACGTTCACGCTCGAGCAGCTCCGGGCCGATCTGCACGCGGCGGGCGCGGACCTGACCAACGCGGACCTCGACCAGATCGCGACGGTGTACAGCAACGCCCCGGCGTTCACGGGCAAGGAGCCGATCGTCTCGATCTGGCGGAACGGCGAGCGCGAGTTCTGGCAGCTCGACCCGGAGATCTACCGGGTGGTCACCGAGATGGACAAGGAGGTGCTGCCTTCCTGGTTCACCGCGATCGTGGGGCCTCCCAAGCGGCTCGTCCAGCTGGGCGCGACCGGCCTCAATCCAGCCTTCAGCCTGGTCAGCAATCCGCTCCGCGATGCCATGACCTGGAACATCTTCCGCAGGGGCGAACGGCGTGGGCTCGAGAAGCTGCCGGCAGTGGGCCCGATGGCCATGCAGATGCGCGGCCTTTGGCAGGAGCTCCGAAAGGACCCCGGCGCCCAGCGATGGGAGGCCCTGGGCGGCAAGATGACCACGATCATGGGTCAAGACCGCGCCGCGGCGGGCCGGCGGGTGCAGGAGGGCCTGGCCACGGGTCGCGGCGAAAAGGCGATCCGCACCGCCCGGCATCCGATCGACAGCATCCGGGATGCGCTGGGCGCGTTCGAGGGCTCGCCGCGCATCGTGGAGTTCACCCGCGTCTACGAGCGAGAGCTGGCCCGCACCGGCGACAAGCAGTCGGCCGCGATCGAGGCGATGATCGCGAGCAAGGAGGCGACCGTCGATTTCACCCGGGCGGGCACGCTCACGCAGGCGATCAATCAGGCGATCCCGTTCTTCAACGCCGCGGTGCAGGGCACCAGCCGCATGGTCCGCGAAGGCGTGCAGCACCCGGTTCGCATGACCGCTCGGGCGTTTGTGGGCGTCACGATCCCCAGCCTGCTGATCTGGTACATGCACAAGGACGACGAGTGGTACCAGGAGCTCCCGACCTGGCAGCGCGAGCGGTACTGGAACTTCAGCTTCGACGGCGGCAAGCGCATCGTGAAGATGCCCAAGCCCTTCGAGCTGGGCATGGTGTTCGGCACGCTCCCGGAAATGGCGCTCGATTCGATGTACCGCAAGGACCCGCGGGCGGTGAGCGAGGCGGTGTTCGACACCCTCGTGGGCCTCATGCCCGTCGACAGCGTGTACGACCTGGTGCCGGCCGTGATCAAGCCGTCGGTCGAGGTCGTGGGGAACTACGACGCGTTCAGCCGCCGGCAGATCGTGCCCCAGCATGAGCAGGAGAGTCGGCCGCCGGCCGAGCAGTTCGGCGCGTACACCACCGAGACCGCCAAGCGGATCGGTGAGTGGCTGAATGTCAGTCCTCGCAAGGTCGAGCACGTGATCAGCGGGTACACCGGCGGAGCCGGCGTGGATGCCGCGAGGTGGATCGAGTCATGGACGGGCGTGCGGAAGCTGGCGGCCGGCGACAAGGCCGCGGACCTTCCGGTCGTGGGCCGCCTGTTCAGCCGCGATCCGCTCGGCCGCGGTGCCACGGTCGAGCGGTTCTACGAGGCTCTGACGGATGCGAGGCAGCGAGCAGGTAGTCGAACGGCGACAGATGCAGACCTTGAGAGGTATCAAGTCCTGCATGAGGCGGCCATCGAAATCGCGGAGTTCCGTCGGGGAGTGGAGTCCGGTGAAGTTGGTGAGGCCGATGCTCGTCGCGTCATCAACGAAATCGCCAGCATCTCCCTTACGCAGGACTTGCAGGGACGGAGGTCGGTCGCGACAAAGTTCGGGTCGGTGCCGCAAGCCCGAGAAGACCGGCGCCAGCCGTAGAGGCGAGCCCACCCCAGAGAAACAAGGAGCGGTGGATGGGCATTTGGAAATGGTTGCCGGTGACACCGAGGATCCACGCATCGAGCCTGTCCTCGTCGCGCCCAATCACTTGGCTCTCCGCGTGCACGTACCACATAGTGGCTATGCCTCCCATGAGGAGAGCAGCGCCAAGGCCGAGGAAGAGGCGGCGGATCATGAACGAGCCCCCTTGCTCTTGGGGCGGACTGGTTTGCGGCGAGCTTTGGTGCGCGCACGCTTCGTCCGCTTCACCGCGGCCTCGTCGAGCAGGAAACCGTCGCGCAAGCCCATCGCCAGTTCGCCCGGCTTCCACCGGCGCTTTATGCGGGTCTTCACGGCTGGGTGTGGACCTCCGAAGGACCGCACGTTCATCAGCCCGGTGGATGGCAGGGTAAAGGGCACCATGATCGTGTCGCCGGGCTTGGCTTCAGCCGAGCGCTTGCCTTTGCCGTTTCGCTTCTTCATTAGAACGAATCCTCGATGGGAACACACGGCAGTTCACGCACCGCCATCCGGTGGTCGTTTGTCCATAACTCTATCGCGTACACATGCCCCACCTCCCACATTTCTGGTGAAAGCGAGGGGAACGTGAAGAAGAGCCAGTGTCCGAACTCGTGAAGTCGGGTGTCCACAACACCACCGAATGAGTGAACCACCCGTCGCCCCTCGTCGGTTCGGACCACACGCACTTCGAGCACATCGCCATTCACTGGCGTCCGGTTGAACTCGACGCAAACCTCGGAGCGATCGTTGGTCCGGGTCTCGGGATTGATCCGGATCGAATGTTGCACCCCGCCGAGATGCGCTTGGTCGAGGTGTGGATCCCAGCAGACCGCCCGCACGAGCAGAAACGTCCTCGCTTCAAGCCGCGGGAGTGGATTCATGGCTTACACCTCGAACAAGGCGTGAGTCCCCGTCCGCGAGCTTCCGAGAGCTTCGCGGGCCAGCCCGTCCTGGCGTACTGGCACCCGGCCCGATGGTACTTCGTCCCCGACTTGGTGATGTACACCACCGGCTCCGTCGATGCCGTCTGCGGTCGCGCGGGCTCGCTTATCGAGCGACCCACCAGCGGCGCCGGCGGAGCCGTGGCAGGGCGAGCTTGCGGCGGATCACCGCGCAGCGCCAAGGTGCCTCCGGCCCCGACGATGGCCGCCAGGAGCAGCGACACCACGGCCCCGCCGCGAGAAACGGTCAGCTTGTTCGATTGATCGCCCACGTCCCCAGCCTACCAACCCCGCCCGCCCCTTCGCCAGATTGACAATTCCCTAATTGCGGGGGTCGAGACGTTGATTTTCCGTTGAATTCCCCCATCTAGATGCCGTACCTCGCCTTGCATCGACCCGACCGTATCCCGTATCTTTTCGCCCAACATGACCGATTCGACCGATCCGTGGGACTTACCCATTCGCTCTGACAACATCGAACTCATCCGCCTCGACCGTTCCGTGCTCGACGCCGTGACTTCAGGCGTGGACACCGTGCCCGGACACTGGGAGGCGTGCACGCGCTTCCCGATCCCCGAGCACGCGCGACGGGCCCGCGGCCGAATCGAGGCGCCGGGGGTGAGCGTGCGGGTTGATGGCGAGTCCGACGCGGTCGCTCGGTTTTTCCTTGCGGTACGCGGCCAGGATCACGACACTGATTCCATGCCACCGACCTCCCTGCGTTCCCGGGAGAGTGCCGCCCCCGCGCGCACGCCGCCGCCGGCGGTTCAAACGCCGGCCGAGATCCTGTCCGCGTTCCGCACCGAGGCGGCGATGAACCGGTCGGCTCAATACACCGAAGAATGCGGTCGGCTCATCGAGCGCGTGCTGATCTGGTGCCAGAAGTCGGATCCGTTCAGCCTCACGCGCGAAGACATCGCGGGGTTCATCACGCAGATGCGTGACAAGGGCTGGCCGAAGGAGCTGGCGAACAAGATCAAGAGCCCGAAGGGCAAAAGCCACGCGGGCCGACCTGTGCATCCCAACACCCTGCGCGTCTACGCCACCCGCATCGAGACATTCTTCGACTGGGCGGTGCAGACCGAGCGGCTCAAGGCCTCGCCGATCGTCGGATTGCAGAAGCCCTCCACCATCGACAAGGAGCAGCGGGCGTTCAACGACGACGAGGTGCGCCGCATCATCGCGGCTGCCCGCGCCGACGAGGAGAGCCCGCACCCCAAGCGTCCCACCAAGCGCTGGCGCCTCTATCACTTCCTGGCCATCACCGGCTGCGCCATCGCGATGTCCGAAATCCTCCGGTGGAAGGACTTCGACCTCGAGGCCGACACCCCGGTCGTGAAGGTGTTCAGGAGCAAGACCAAGAAGGAGTGGGAGATCAGCCTGGACGACGACACGGCCGCGATGCTGCGCGCGTGGCGCGACGAGCAGAAGGCCGAGCCGCGGGACCTGGTGTTCGGCAAGCGGCCCAACGACCGGTGCGTCTACCGCGACATGGAGGATGCGGGCATCGACCGCAAGGACAAGCACGGGCGGTCCGGCTGCTGGCACCTGTTCCGCCGGTTCGTCGGCACCCAGCTTGCCCTGGCAGGCGTGGACCCCAAGGTCGCCCAGAAGCGGCTCGGGCACAAGAACGTGACCACCACGCTCAAGCATTACAACCGCGCCGACGAGAACAAACTCGCGCAGGCCGCGGCGGCGTCGAGCCTTGCAGACGTTTTGAATCTGGCTTCGCTGAAAGACTCAAGCGCCACTTGCAGACGTTCCGATGACGGGGTAGACTCACGCATACCACACCGGAGTTCTTCGCAGATGCAGGAAACCCTGCAAATTCAAGCGGAAAAGAGGGGGCGGTCGCCGGCGCTCCGGTGTGGTAACCAGTACGCGCATCTGGCTCGCCCGCAGGCTGGAGCCGGTTGCAGAGTTTCATCTTGA